GAAGAATTGTTGATGATGCTGATACTGACGGGCGAGCCCGCAGCGCCGCTGGCACTTACCTTTCCCCCGACCAGGCCACCCTTTGCATAGCCTGCGAGCCGCGCCAGGTTCTTCGCGCCGATGCGGCGGGTAGAATCGGCGTCGAAAACGTACTCGCCTTTGTGGACTACGCCGGCCGGCTGGTACTTTCCACCGTCGCCGGTATAGCCACCCTTCGACCAGCTATCCCATGTCAGGCCAGAAAGCCCGCCCCCACCGAAACCGCTGAACAACCCCGAGAAGAAGTCGCCGCCGCTTCCGTCAAAGAACGAGTTGAGCGCCATGTCGATCAGCTTGTCGACGACCTTGTCCAGCGCGTTGGCGAGGGCGTCGGCCGCCGAGGTCCCATTACGAAGATCACGGACGAAGCCGCCGACCACATCCTTGCCGAGGCTCCTAAACTCTTGCGCAGTTGCGGTCAGACGCTGCTGGGATGCACGAAGCTGCTCGCTGTTGGCCGAGGCCTTGGCGTAGTTCTCCGCAAGCTGGCTGATGCTGTCGCGCAACTGCGGGGTGATCTCGACTCCAGCGCGCTGCGCTTCCGACAAAAGCTGCTGCTCAATCTTGGCTTTCTCCAGTGCGTAGCCGTAGTCCTCGATCAGCGGGTTGAGTTGCGAGCGCGCATTGTATTCGGCGTTCAGGAGATCGATCCGCTGCTGGATCTGCGCCATGTCACCCGCGAAGAGATCTTGCGGCGTCCGGCCGGACAAGCCAGCTGACGCCATGGAGATCCCGGAACCGCTCAGGAATGCCTGCGCCTCCTGCTGTCTGCGGCCAGGGTTGGACGTAAGGCGAGCAATTGCCTGGGCAACTGCCTGAGGACCGCCATTTCCCTCGATCGCCTCGACGATGGAGTCGGGCAGAGAACCATAATTGTAGGCGATACTCGACAGGGCAGCCTTCTGAGCTTCGTTCAGGGCGTTCCACGTATCAACGCCGATCGCATCCTGGATTCCGCTCTGGAATTCCAGAAGGCGACGCGACAGATCGCGCTCCGCGTCAGCAAGGGTGACGACTGTATCCTTCGTCACCTTCTCGATCATCCCATTGGCACGAGTGACCGTATCCGAGCCAAAGCCGACGCGGAACGCATTCACATCCCACTTCGCCTTGGTGATGAACCCTTCGAAGCCGCGGATCATCTCCGCAGCGGCAGACTCGCCAGCCTCCCGGTATCGGTTCTGGTTGAAGTTGAAATCCTGTTGCTGCATCGGATCGAGGAACTGACCCCCACCCGAGACGAGTGGCGACAGCGTGCCCAGCGGCGACAGGTTCACCTGGTCCTGAAGCTTGGCGAGGTTCGACGCGAATTCTCCGGCTTTCTGGATCGCGTCGCCGATCGCCGGGAGAAGATTGTCGCGGATGTTGCCGGCGATCGAGAGGATCGCATTGCCACCCTGCTCTCCCATGCCCGTTGCAGCCGCCGTCAACGCGACGAAGGCCTGCTTGGCTTCTTCGCCACTCAGGCGCACTGCGCCGAGCCTGTCCCGCGTCTTCTCCAGCTCGCTCTGCAATTCTATGGAGGCATCCGCCGAAGCGCGCAGTTCTTTTGCCAGCGCGCGGACATTGTCCGGAAGACGTGTGTTGTTTTCGATCTCCTGCAAGGCGACAGAAAAACCGCGAAAATCCGGGATCTCCTGATCGAGAAGGGCGAGCGCCGACTGGAAGTCGCTGATGGTCTTGGTCAGCCCGCCGAAGTCGTCTTTGGGGATGGAAAGAAGCTGGTCGCGAAGTGCATCGGCCGTCTGCTCCGCTGCCTCGCTCAGGCTGCCGAACTGGTCGCGCAGCTGCTGCAGCCGGATCTTCTGCACCTCCGCAGAATATCGCTTCACCCCCTCTTCCGCGATGCCATAGGCCTCGTCGAAAGCCTTGATTACCTCGCCGTGCTGCTTGAGCAGCTCGGTTGCGTCAGGCGCATCAGATTTCAGTGTCGTCAGATACTGGACGAGGGCTCCGGTCAGGCCGACGAAGGCAAAGGAGGCCAGAGACACTGGATTGACCAGAGACGCAGCCGCGCCGCCAAGTGCGCGCAACGCGCCCCCCAGTCCGCCACCAGCCGAACCAAGCGCCTGTGCAACCTGACTGCCCTGCTGAAACATGACCTGGAACGGAGAGGCCCCACCAGCCAGTGACGTCGCGATATCGTTGAGCTGGAAGGAAAGATTGGAGACGGCAGCGCTGGTTTGGCGCACCGAGTCTTTCGCCTTGCGCCCAGCTCGCTCGTGAGACTTCCCGACGTTGTCGTTCGCCTGCTGAAAATCTTTCTCGACCTTGCCTGCCGCCTTGGCGCTATCGCGGGCGATACGCTCCAGCTGTTTCGAGAACTGCTTCTGTGTAGCCTCGATCGAGACCAGCAGCCTTGCGGTGTCGTCTGCAGTTGCCATGTCAGAAACCAGCAATCCCGAGTGCTGCCGCCTTTTCCGGCGACATGGTTGGTGTCGGATCTTTGACGCCGTTCGCGCGCTTGTAGCCCACGACACAGCATTCGAATTCCCAGAGCGTCATCTCGTCGACGTCGGCCGGCGTGTAGCCCATCTGCGCGCCACCCTCGTAGAAGGATGCCCATCGCGTCTTTCCGTTCGGAAGCGGTGCTACGGTGTCTCCGCTTCCGCTTGCTGCTCCCCCGGCTGGTCGGCATCCTCCCAGACAATGAAGCGGCGCAGGATATCGGCTGCCGTCACTGCCAGCGCGTAAGGGCTTTGATCGGCGGCAATCTTGTCGACCATCTTCTGGGCGTCGTTCTGCGGCATGCCGCCACCGATCAGGCCGAGACGGATCGGGCCGAAGACGTCGTCGATGTACCAGGAGCTGTTCAGGAGCCGCATCAGGACGATGGAACAGCCGGCATTGCTCCGCTGCTCGATCGCCCGCAGCTCGCCAATTCCGAGGCGGAAGGAATGCTCTCCTCCCGCCCACACAATCATCTCAGCGGCGCGCATCAGGCCTTGGCCGTCCGCGTCGGCAGGCCGTTGAACTCGACGGAGATCTCCGCCGTGACGAAGGCGCCCTTCTCAACGGCATTGTTCAGCTGGCTCAGAATGGCCGGCCCGGACTCGTATTCGGTATCACCCGGGGCAGCGTTTACGTGCTGGATACGGATGTTCTTTTCCTGGCCGCCATACCACCAGTCCATCATCAGCTCATGGCTCTGCTGGGCCCACATCCCGGAGCCTTCGACCGTGACTTCCTGGCTCTGGACGGCCTTTTTGATCACGGACGGGACGCTCTCGTCGCTGCAGTCGCCCGGAACCTCGTTCGAGTTGATGTTCGACTGACGATTTACCCCGCGAGACGTGAGCCCGCAGATCTTCGTGTAGGTGCCACTGCCGGGCGTGGTCTCGATCTCGAGAACGAGATCCTTGAATTCCGATGTGACTGGTTCTGCCATTGTCCTGTCTCCTGTCAGTCGCCGGAACCCGGCTGTTTCGCTTCCTTGGCCCTGCGCGCCGCAGCACGATCAGGGTTTGCACATTTTCTCGCCCGCCCGATGCTGACGGCGTAGTCGACGAAATCTCGCGGCCATTCCTGCGGCACGTCTTTCGGCTTTGCGTTGAACGACAGCATCGATTTCGGCCGCGCCCAGTTGACCTCCTGAAGGACGATCATCCATGCCATCAGCTTGGCTCCTCGATGGTTGCAGACAGCGTCACGATGCCATGTGTAAGGTTCGGGTCGCGATCCGGCATGACGCGCCGAAGATCGACCCGGATCTGCACCAGCGCGTTCTCCGCCAGCGAAAACGACTGCTCGTGAAACAGTTTGTAGATGATATCGACCGCGCGCTTGGCTTCGACCTGGCCGACAGCCTTGCTCCAGACGTCGATCTGCAGGCTGTGCTGGCCGATGGTTATGCAGTCGGCGCTATCGTCGATGACATCGCTGGGTCCAAAAGAGACATACGCCGTCTTCGCTCCAAACGGGTCCGCCGGAACACGGTCATAGACACCGTTCAAGATGGCCATGACGCTAGGCGAGCCCTTCATCGTATCGAAAGCCAGTTTCTGCAGTTCAGCCGATGCACTCATTGTCTATCCGCCGCTTGGCAAGTCCGGCCCGATGAACCGGATACCCTTCTTCATTTCTCGCTTGATGCGCGACTGGATGCGCTTTCGCAGCGCCCTGTAGGACGGGAAGAAAAACGGCTGGGCTCGACCGCCGGGGTGCGCAACACTGGCACCCGAAAAGCTCCTGTTGCCGCCGCCCTGGGAAACGTTATGCGGCGCGGTTCCGAACTCGACGAACCGAACGTAAAATGCTTCACGACTGCCCGCGTAGACGGTGATCCTGAGAGCGCCGTACTCCGCGTCGTCTCTCTTGCTGCCTCTGACCTTCAACAGCGTGAACGAGCCTTCCGGGGCGTCGCCCCACGTCCACCCGATGCTATCGCGCAGCGTTCCTGTATCGGCGGGAACCAGCCGCTTCATCATCTGGACGAGTTCTTCCGCCCCTTTTTCCATAGCCGCGCGCGTCAACCGATCGACCCGCGGCGGAATAGCAAGCAGCTTGGATCGGAGCTCTGTCGCGCCCTTGACCATGATCAGCGTAAGCCTCGTCAAACGCTGGCGACGCCGGAATACTGGAAATCGACCTTCAGCTGCGTGGTCGATACGGCCACGCCGACAATCACGTAGTAGTCGCCGCCAGTGACATCTGCGAGCGGGCAGATCTTGCCGGGCGTGTCGGACAGGTAGTAGGTTACACCAGCCGTCAGAACCGAACCGACGGTCAGCAATCCCTCCTGATGAACTTCCAGCGGCTGACCGTCACCAGCGCCGTTCAGTGCGAAAGCGAGTTTCCCCGTCGAGCCGCGCGCAGCGGCTGCCGCAGCGTCGGCGTCTGCCAAAAGAAACTCTCCGGTGGCGTCGGCATCGAGATACACGACATCACCCGCAACGATCGTCGTGCCGGCATTGCCACGGGCTCGCTTGGAGCCAGCAGCGGAGAGGACGGATGCAGGTGAGATGCTGATGTCGGCCATCGTTCTGTTCCTCGTGTAGGATTGCAAAGATGAGGTGCTGTGTCCGCAGATCGGGCAGCACGGGTTTCAGACTGCTGGATGGCCTTCAGGATGGCACGCCACTCTTCATCTGAAAGTAGATGTAGCCCGGCATCGTCAGACCATCTGGCTGGGCCGTAACCGCGTAGCGGCGCTCCGATCCATGATCCACAACCACGGCTTGCCAATCTGAGGTGATCTGCCTGGTCTGAGATGACGCCCGCACATAGACGTTCAAAACTTGCGTGCCTTCCAGCCTCGCGGCCACCACAGCCTCGGAAAGTCCGCCAGGTCGCAACGCCGCCCAGACCGTGAACTTGTCCTCGAACGGGCCCGATACCTGATTGCCATATCCGTCGTCGACAACAGCCCTCGCCTGGAAGGTAACGCGACGGTTGAATTCCTGAGCTGTCGGAGTATTCGCCATCAGATTGCCGCCGGTCGATACTTCGACGTCAGGTCGCGTTCGGCCCTGTCCAAGAAGCTCCAATTCTCATGCGCCGCCTCGTCGACATGCTTCTGCACGAAGAGGATGATGGCGGTCTTGATGTCAGCAGGGACCGTCGAAGCGCCACCTTCGCCGAGCGGCCATCCAGCTTTGTACTCGATCGATACCGCTGCCTCTTCATAGAGGTCCGGGGGCCCAGAGAAGTCATTTATGAAGCGTACAAAGAACCGCCCACCCGCATCCTGCTTCAAGGCGTAGTTGCTGTCATCGACCGTCGACTCGCCGCCCGCGGCGTTCCGGTAGGTGACGGACACAATCTCTGTGACCGGTCCAACCGGCAAAGGCATGCGCTGCTCGAAGCGATCGAAGTCCTGCCGCCAGGTCTGTTCGACCAGGCTGATACCCAGAACCCCGCTCCAACCTTCATAGTGAGCGACTGCGCTGCGAATTAGCCGATCGATATCGGCATCGAGGTCTGAGCCGTCGACACGAAGGGCAAGTTTCACGTCGTCGACCGGGACAGGCAGTACCGTGGCCGGAGTGACCAGTACAGGACGATGCATGGGATCAGACCACCATATTTAGTATTGCCGCCCAAAAGGCAGCCGAAAGCGCCAAGGCGATAACCATGGCCTGGAAGCGCAGCGTTGGCATTGAGAACCCCGGATCCTGCAGGGCCGAGATACGGTTAATCCTGCAATAGACAGTCAGCAGAGACCGTGGCCTCATCCTTGAAACAGGAGGTCAAGCCATGGATGACATCACACATGCAGAACAGGTCGAGCCGGGTCGCTGGCATGTCCACGTTGCCCGATTGAACTTCCGTCAGGTTAAGGTCATGTCCTCAGAGCAGTTCTCGCACATGCTTGCCGGCGAGCCCTACGAAACCGAGATGATCTTCACCGAGTGGGAAGACGCCGGCTCTGATGACGTCATCGAGGGCCAACTGCTTCCGAAGGACTGACCCCACACTTGATGATGGGGTGGTGGGGTTACGCTGCGAGTGCCTCGGTTGCCGTGTAGACGCCACTGACCTTGTCCAGCGTGTGGCAGAACGGATCTGCCACCATCGCCGCAAAGTCTGCTGCC